GCCACGTTGACCACCGGCACGACCTTGGCGCTGCCCTTGGCCTTGTGCGGCAGGCCGTAGCGGCTCGCGCACACCGGGCCGTAGCCGACCTCGACGCTGCCCTCGTCCGTCAGGCCGAGGCCGCAGAACGAGCAGCGGCCCGTCAGCGCGCCGTAGGCGGCACCAGCCGCCGCCGGGTCGGCCTCGATGGCCTGCAGCGTCGGCAGCAGGGCGTCCACGCCGTAGGCCGCGCCCTCGCGCGTCACCTTGCCCACGTACTCGCCGTTGAGCTTGACGTAGACGCTGCCGGGGTTGCGCGAGTCGTCGCCCGCCAGCGAGAGCAGAAGCTCGCCGTTGCCGGGGGCCGCGAAGCGCGTCTTGGGGAACTTGAGGCCGCGCTCACGCGCCGCCTTCAGGAAGGCCACCAGCCCGCTCAGGCTGACGACCGGGCGCGGGGCCGGGGCGACCGCAGACGCTGCCACCGCGACGGCGGCGAGCGCCTGCGCGGCTTGGCAGTCGCTCAGGTTGGCGTGCTTGGAGCCAGCGCCGCGTGCCCAGATGATGCTCTGGCCGGGGGTGATGGCTGACTTGCAGATGGTGCAGGTTCCGGCGAACTTCGCAGTGATGGTCATTGTCGTCTCCAGTGTCTCGGGGCGACCCAGCGCCGCCCCACCCAATGATTAGACACCCAGCGGTAGGTTGCTGTCAAGCCCCCGTCAAACCTTGGGCTTTTCGGCCCTACGCCCGCCTCCCGCTCAGGACGCCGACGGCCTCGGAGGCCGCGCGTTCGATGATGGCGGCGACGTAGCCCCGGCGCTCGCCGCACGCCTTCTCCGTCTCGCGGCGCAGCACGTCGGCCTTGTCGCGGGCGAGGTCGGTGATGACGGTCGCGGCCTCCTTCGCGTCGGCGACGATCTGCGCGGCCACCCGGTGGGCCGTGCTCGGCAGCATCGGCGACGGCAGGATGTCCGTCGCGATGTCGCGGACGATGGCGTCGCGCTGGTCGGCCAGCCACGGGCCGAGGTAGGTGTGCGGGCCGAGCTTCGCGATGAACGCGTCGAGGGCGGCGACTTCTAGGTCTTTGGTCATGGTCGTGTCTCCAGTGGTCGAGGGGTTAGAAACCGTTGCCGACGGGGAAGCCGAAGTGCGCCTTCAGCTTCGCGATCAGGTGCGACTCGGAGGTCGCGCCGAGCACCGCGCCGTCGCGGATGAGGACGCAGACGTTCGTCTCCAGTTGGCGCTCGCCCATGTAGGTCGAGGTGACGTAGAGGTCAAGCTCGGCGCAGCCCGGCGCGGCGGCGTGCGCGTCGATGGCCTTGATGGCGCGCAGCGCGACGAAGTCGCCGAGGTCGCTGTCGTCGGTCCAGTTCAGCGCGTTCGGCAGGTTCGCGCCGTCGCCGTTCGGCGAGCAGTCGCGCAGGCCGACCTCCGCGCAGGGCGCGAAGCCGCTGGTGTTCGCGCGGACGGCGGCGTTGATCGCCTTCCGCAGGGCCGGGGTGACGGGGATGCTGTTCATGGTCGTGTCTCCAGTGGTCGAGGGTCAGAAGCTCTGCAGCCACGCGATCAGCGCGTCGGCGTGTGGCCTCGCCTGCTCGGGCTTGCCGCAGGCGAGGAAGGCGAACACCTTCGCGAGGTGGGTCGAGGCGGTCTGGCGGTCCATGTCAGTGTCTCCAGTGAGGCCGGGGGCCGAAGCCCCCGGCGGGTGGTCAGTCGTTGCGTCCGTTGGCGTCGCCGCGCCACGCCCCGGCGAGCTTCAGCGGCTCGGCGGCGAGGCCGAAGTGGTCAACCGGGTAGACGCCGACGCAGCGTGCGGCCTGCCAGACATAGCCCTCGGCGTTCTTGCGAGCGCCCGCCTCGGTGCGCGACCAGACGATGTGGTAGCGGACGCGCTGCGTGCCGGGGTGCGTCTTGCCTTGGTACTCGTAGGTTTCCGAGAGGGCCGGGTCGCCGATGCGGTTGCCCGTGACGCGTAGCCCGGCTTCCGGGTTCACGGCGGCTTCGGCGACGGCGGCGAAGCCGTAGGCGGTGCCTGACTTGCGGGTGAAGTTGCCGAAGGGGGTGTTGATGACGTTCGTGAGCTTTGCCATTGGTCGTTCTCCAGTGTCTGGTGGGGCGACCCAACGCCGCCCCACCAGAAGAGTATGCGCCCAAACCTAGCGGACTGTCAACCCCCTCATATTCCCTCGAAAACTGCCATCAGCTTGTCTCGCAGCGCCTGACGACTGCCGCGCAGGGCGGCGTTCTGGGCGCTCAGGCCGACCAGTTGCTCGCGGGCCAGCCCGAGAACCGCCACGGCGTCGTCCAGCATCCGCAGCAGTTCGGTGAGCGAGGTGTCCACTGCCGCCTCGGTCGTCGCCCCAGCGGCCACCAGCGCGGCCACAGAGGGCTTCTGGGGCAGGTCGGCGGCGACCGCCTCCAGCGCCGCCTGCGCCCCCGGCGTGACCGTCAGGGTCGGCACGTTGGCCGGGTCGAGGCGCATCGACAGCAGGTCGGGCACGTCAGGCGGCACCGGGGTGTGCTTGAGGCGCTCCTCCTCCAGCGCCCGCTCGATGCCCCGGCGCACGACGCTGACGGTGGACTGCACCGACACCAGCGTCGTCGTAAACCCGTGCGTGTAGGCCGACCGCAGCAGGCGCTCGGCCTCGGCCTTCTGGTGGCCGTGGTCGCTGCCGTAGACGTAGTTGCGCTCGATGAAGCTGAACAGCGACCCGGTCCACTTCTCGCTCGGGGCGTCGGGGTGCTTCGGCGTCTCCAGTGTCTTCGGTTGCAGCGGCTGCAGCAGGCGGCGCACCTCGCCGGTCCCGAGCAGCGCCGGGTGGACGAAGGTCTGCGTCCCCTTCGCGAGGTCGCAGACGCGGCGGTGCTGTCGGTGGCCGATCCACTTGAAGAACAGCACGACGCCGATGTCGCCGCGCAGGTTCGCGGCCTTGTCGATCTCCGGCCCCTCTGAGGGCCAGAGGCAGATGCGCGGGTCGTCGGCGACCCACTGCGGCAGGTTGCCAGCCTTTGTCCCAACGATCAGGATCCGCCGTTGGTTTGCGACCGCGTCGAGGATGGCATTGGCGACGGGTTCACCGGGTGGTAGCAGGTCACGAAGTGGCGTTGACATGGTCATGCTCCTTTTCGAGCGTATCGAGCGCGTTTCCGAGCCGCCCGGCAGACGAGGCAGGCTTGATGCCCGCTGCCGAGTAGAACGTAGGCGTGCCCCTTCGGGCAGTGTGTGTGTCGAGGCTTGTGGTGCCGCCCGTGGGCAGCGCCAGACATCAGGGCGAGGTGGTTCGGGTTGATGCACGCGCGGACGCCACAGCGGTGGTGGACGCACTGCCCCGGCGGGATCGGCCCGACGAACACCTCGTAGGCGAGGCGATGCACCCGCCAGAGACGACCGGCGTGCTTCACCACGCCGTAGCCGTCAGGGCGGCGAGTGCCGGTCCAGAGCCAGCACTTCACAGTGCATCCTCCTGCGCGACCGCCGCGAGGGCGGGGAGCGCGGCCCGCACGCGCTGCTGGACCGCTGCGATGCGGGCAGCGGCCTCGGCAGGCGACGGCAGCGGCTTGCCCGACACGGCGCTCACGGCGGCGCTGGGGGGCGTAGGACGGGTCGGGGGCACCGGGCGGGGCACACGCGCGCCGCCGGGCAGGTTCGTGCTCTGGCGGGCCGCAGGAGCCGCCGGAGGGGCCGTCTCAGCGACGACCGGCTGCGCGAGCGCCTGCGCCAGTTGGTGCCGCACGGCGTGCCACCGGGCGCGCACGGCGTCGGCGACATCCGGGGCGGTCACGGCGACCAGCGAGAAGTGGAGGGCCGACGCCTGCTGCTCGCGGTCGAGCAGGCCGACGGGGACGCCCTCGGTGACGAGGTAGCAGAACGCGCGGAGGCCGAACGCCTCGGCGGTTTCGCCGGGCTGCTGCCGGGCGAGGACGGGGATGCGGGGGAAGCTCATGGTCGTCTCCAGTGAAGGCCGGGGGCCGAAGCCCCCGGCGGGTGAGGTGTTACGCCGCCACCAACTGGCGGGCCTGCGTGAGGGCGAGCACCTTGACCTCGGCGTTCGCGCCGAAGAGGGCCGACTCGTTCGCCCGCTGGCGACCGCTGACCGAGGATGCCTCGGCAGGACGGACGTGGTCGAAGTACTCCGTGACGGCGTTGTAGACCGACCACGCGTTCGGGTCGCCGCCGGTCAGGACGGTCGCCTGCTCGACGCCGACGCCTTCGAAGACCAGCCGCGACACCGTCGCCCGGCGCTTCGCCAGCGTGTCGTTGACGACCAGCTTGCCGCCGACGACCTCGCCGGGGAACACCGACTCGATGTAGGCGATGACCTCGCTCGGGTTCAGCTTGCGCTGGGCCAACTGCTTGAAGCTCTCGCCCGTGGCGATCAGCGACTTGGTCAGGCCGGTGAAGAGCGCCCGCGCCTGCTCGACGCGCGACGCCGCCGACGTGGTGTGGCGGATGCTCACGACGTTCGCGTGGGCCTCGCTGCGGGCCAGCGCGATGGTGTTCTGGCAGACCGCGCGGGTGCCGGTCGCGATGATCTTCACCGCGCCGCTGCCGTCGTGCGACCACGTCAGGAGCGCGTAGCCCTGCACGCTGTCGCCGTTGCCGGTGACATCGACCGTCGCCCCGGCCAGCCGCACCAGCGCCCAGAGCCGCTCGCCGCGCCCGAGGGAGCCGATGACCTCGATGGTCGCGCCCAGTTCCTCGACCGCCGTCTCCAGAATCGAGACGGCCTGCCGGTTCTGCACCGCCGCGTAAGACGGGCCGACCACCGCCAACTGCGCGAGGTCGGTCGAGCGCCGGGCCAACTGGCCGAGCGGGATGAGCGAGCCGGTGCCGTCGTAGAGCGGCTCAAGGATGACGGTCCAGTCGAGGCCAGCCGCCGCGAGCGACTGGTCGATGGAGTAGCGCACGTCGCCGCGTAGGCGGGTGCCGAGGCCGTGCCACGGGGTCGAGCCGATGTAGGCGATGGACGACTGGCCGTTGATGGTTGCGATGTTGTGAGCCATTGGTCTGATCTCCAGTGAACGAGGGTTGACGAGTTAGCGGACGCGGACGGCGAACTTCTTGCCGCCGCCGAAGGTCGGGACGACGTAGGTCGTGGCGCTCAGGCCCGCGCGGTGCGCGAGCGTGACGGCGGCGCTCACCGCGTGGTCATCGAAGCTGGTCAGCGTGACGCTCTTCGGGTTGATCTGGATGCGGAGGGCGTGCAGCAGGGCGTCGTTCGCCTCGACGGCGTTGATGAACTTCTGCTGGGCGGCTTCGGCGGCAGCGGTGAGCTTCGTCATCGGTGTCTCTCCAGTGCGTCGCCGCGACAATCGCGACGACCTGCCAAGTATACGTCGAAACCTAGCCACCGCGTCAAGCCCCCCTAAACATTGGGCTTTTCTCTCGTTTCGGCCCGTCCTGCAGATACTTGCTGCAGCGCACGCGGGACGTGGCATCCTACTCCCCATGACGAGAGACGACCTCATCGCGGCACTGGCGGCGTCGCCCAAACGGGGGCGGCTGACGCTGCTCCTGAAGCTCATCCCCCAGCCTGCGGCGCTCATCGCCAAGCGGGCGGGCATCGGGCGGGCGTCGCTCTACCGCGAGGCGACGATGTCCCTCGCCCTGAAGCTGCGGGTGGCGCGGGTGGTCCGCGTGCCCGCGTCGATCATCTGGCCGGAGACAGCGACGCTCGCGTTTGAACTGCTCTACGGCTTTGGGGGAGGGAAACGGCGATGAAGAAGAGCAAGGTAGACGACACCGGGACGCTGCAGGAGGCGCGCGTGATCAACGCGCTGGTCAGCGACGTGACGCTGACGCTGGCGAAGCCCGAGGCCGGGACGGTGGCCGAGGTCGGCGACGACAAGTTCGTGCGCGTCGGGCCGCTGGTCACCGACGTGAGCGCCGCGCTGGGCGTGACCGAGGAGAACGTGCGGATGGCCCTGACCGCCGCCGTGAGTCAGGGGCTGCTGGAGGTGCCGCCGTCACTGCCGGTGAGCGAGCACCCGATCACGCTGGTCAGGCCGGGGACGTTGTGAGGGTCAGGGTCGTGGTCGAACTGGAAGCCGGGGGCGTGCTCTACGAGCGGACGGCCAAGGCGCTGGCCGTGGCGAGCGCGCTGCGGGTGCTGGCCGACGACCTCGACCCGCCGCGCCCGCGCAGCCGGGGCCGGGGGTCGCGGGTGTGGGGCGTCATTCGCTACGTCGGGAAGACCGAGATCGACTTGGATGTGCAGGCGGCACCCGCGCCGCCTGCCGAGACACCGCTGCTCGATGCGGCTGAGGGCAAGTGACCGACTGTGTGCTCTGGCCCGGCTACGTGATGCCCAACGGCTACGGGCAGGCGTATGACCCTGCCCGGTATCTCGCAGGCGAGCGCCCGCAGGTCTACGCGCATCGCCTCGTCTACGAGCAGCACGTCGGGCCGATCCCGGCGGGGCACGAAGTGCATCACCGTTGCGGGGTGAAGGCGTGCGTGAACCCCGCGCACCTTGAGGCGCTGACCTACTCCACGCACAAGCGCACGCACCGGAGCGTCTGCAAGAACGGCCACGCCATCGACGGCGACAACATCAGCCGCTGGTCGGCTCGCGACGGACGCGAGCACCGCCAGTGTCGAACCTGCTACAACGCGCGGATGCGTGCCTTTCGCGCACGCCGCACTGGAGAAGCCCGATGACCGAAGAACAGCAGCCGCCCACCCCGGCGGTCGAGAGCGGGGTGTTCGCGCACTCCCCCACGTTTGCCAAGCTCGCCGCCGCGCTCGCGAAGGCGCAGGCCAACTACGGCGACCTGAAGGCGTCGCAGGTCGCTGACGCCGAGAAGTACGTCTACAAGTACGCCGACCTCGCGGCGGTGCTCGCGGCGGTGCGCCCGGCGCTGAACGCAGCGGGCATCGCGCTGTTGCAGGGCGTCGCCATGCAACGCCCGCAGGGCAGCAGCGGGCTGATCGTGCTGGTCGAGACGCGCCTGATCGACCAGTCGGGCGAGTGGCTGGCGACGACCGTGAAGCTCCCGAGCGGCGAGGTCGCGCCGCAGAAGGTTGGGTCGCTGGTTTCATACCTTCGTCGGTATGCCCTGCTCGCGATGGTCGGGGTCGCTGCCGAGGACGATGACGGCAAGGAGGCCCAGCAGGCCGCACCGCCGAAGCGCACGGCCCCGCCTGCGCCGCCGAAGACGCAGCCCGCGACCGCCAAGCCGGTGGCCGCGCCCAAGCCGGTGCCCGCGACGCCGCCTGCCGAGGAGCGCGTCGAGCCGCGCGTCATCGCCGACCCGGTGCGCGAGGACGGGGTCCGCATCAGCGCGAAGGACCGGGGCTTGCTCTTCAAGGTGGCGAAGGAGCAGGGGCTGAACGAGACGCAGGTCAAGCAGTTGATCTTCGCGCTCTGGGGCTACACCTCGACCGGGGCCATCCTGCAGGGCGCGCAGTTCGGCAAGCTGCTCTCGGCGATGGAGAACCCGCAGGACCACGGCGTCACCATCGGCAACGGCGACCTGACCTACGACCGTGCGCAGGACGCCAACCCGCTGCCGGGCAACCCTGACCTCGGGGGACTGTGATGGCGAAGGCACGCGCGCCCCGTGCGGGGCCGAAGGTCTACGCCAAGCAGTTGGTCATCGAGGTGCCCAAGGCGATGCTGGAGGAGGCCGCGCAGCAGGCGTGGCCTGACCTCGTCACGCTGGCCGAGGGCGCAGGCTGGCGGGTCCGCGACACCGACGACTACCTCTGGTGCAGCAAGGACCACGCGCTGCTGCGGCAGGGCACCGACGAGATGCGCGGCATCCCGGTGCTGCTGTTTCAAAACTGGTGATGCCGACGCTGCACTTCGACCACGAAACCCACACCTTCTGGCGCGAGGGCCAGCGGGTGCTGGGCGTCACTGAGATCCTGCGGCGGTGCCGCCTGACCTCGCCCTACTGGACCGTCGAGGCCCGCAACCGGGGCACGCGCGTCCACAAGGCGCTGCACGTCCTGCAGACGCTCGGGGACGCCGAGGCCCGCGCGCATCTGCTGGCGGGCGACCTGCCGTTCTACGCGGCGGGCGTGCGGGCGCTGGACACGTTCGGCATCGAGGTGCTCGGGGCCGAGGAACTGGTGGACGGCGGCAGCTACGCGGGCTGGCTGGACCTGCGCTGCCGCCTCCGGGGGCGCGACCTGCCGATGGTCATCGACTTCAAGACGGGCCGCGCCGCGCCGTGGACGCCGCTCCAGTTGGCCGCGTATGCTGCCCCGCAGCCGACGCCGCACGACCGGGCGTTCATCGAACTGCTCCCGTCGGGAGCGCCGAAGCTGACGGTCTGCCGCGAGCATCGCGGCGACCTGCGGCACTTCAACGCCTGCGTCGCCGTGGCGCAGTTGCAACTGGCACTGGAGATCCCTGATGGCGAAGACTGAGACGCTCGTCGTGTTTGAACCCGCCACGCACATCGACCTCGCCGAGGTGGCGACGTGGGTGGTGGACGGCCCCGAGACGGCGGAACTGGCCGTCGAGTATCGCGAGGGCGTCAAGGCGCTCATCCGCGAGATCGAGGCGGGCTACAAGCCGCACGTCGCCCGCGCCCACGCCGCGCACAAGGCGCTCTGCGAGGAACTGCGCCTGCGCCTGCTGCCCTGCACGGTCGCGCTCGACGCGCTGAACCGGGCCATCGGCAGCTACGAGGTGGCGCGGCAGCGGGCCGAGGAGAAGGCCCGGCGCGACGCGGAGGCGGCGGCACTGGCCGACGCGGAGGCCGCACGGGCGTCGGATGCCGAGGCCGCACGGCTGCGCGGGAACACGGCGCTGGCGGCGTCCATCGCCTCGGCCCCGGTCGAGGAGTTCATGGCCCCGGTGGTCGTGCCCCCGACGAAGAAGACCTCGGGCGTCGCGGTGACGGTCACCTACGAGCCGGTGGTCGAGGACTTCGACGCGCTGCTGCAGTTCGCGGCGGCGAGCGACAGCGCGATGCGTCCGCTGCTGGTGCAGGCGAACCTGAAGGGGCTGCAGGCGCTGGTCGATCAGATGGGCGAGGGGTTCAATGTGCCCGGCGTCACGCGCGTGATGCGGACCCCCACCGTTCGTAGCACGCGCGCGGGGCGTTCCTAGATTTTGTGGCTTGCGCCTGACCGGCGCGAGGACCGAGAATCGTGCCCGACGCGCCGAGTGGGGTCAGCGCGTCGGGTCTTTCCCGGTTGCCAACGTGAGGTGAGCACGATGACGGCACAATCCTATCAGACCGCGCCCGAGCTTGCGAGGGAACACCTCGCGCTCTCTGAGCACACCTTGGCCGAGGAGGTCGCCCGCTACCGCGAGGCGCTCTACCGCAGCCTCGACCTGCTGCACGACACCCTCCAGTCGTTCGACACGCTGCAGGGGCGCTACGAGCGCCTCCTGACCGAGAACCGCGCCCTGCGGGCCGAGTCGCGGGCGTGAACAAGCCGCTGCCGACCGGCGACGACCTCTTCAGCCGCGACCCCTCGCGCACCTTCCGGGTGGTCGAGGACACCTACCGCTACACGGCGCTCGACGGCGCGGTGGAACTGCGGATCACCGGGCTGCACCGCGAGCGCGGGCACCTCATCGGCGAGATCACCGCCCGCACCAGCCTGCCCGGCGCACGCACGTTCGGCAAGGACGGCACGACGCTGTTCACGGAGCGGGTCAACCTGATGTTCGCCCGCGACAAGCAGTCCCTCGCCCGTAACTGCGCCATCCGCGCCGCGACCAACCCGCGCGACGTGCGCTGGGAAGACCTCATCGAGGACTTCGTCCAGCGCGTCATCGACACCGAGAAGGAGGGCGAGCCGCTCGCGTGGATCCACGCCGCCGCCCGCACGCCGCCTGACCGCTGCGTCACCGTCTACGGGATGCCGATCTACCTCGACCACCCGCAGGTCTTCTTCGGCCAAGCGGCCACGGGCAAGAGCATGATCGCGCTGGCGATGCTCGGGGAACTGGGGCGGCTCGGCATCAGGAGCCTCATCCTCGATTGGGAGATGGAGATCGGCGTCCACAAGGACCGCTTCGACGCGCTCGGCCTGCCGCCGACCATCGCCCATATGCGCTGCGCCGCGCCCCTGACCGTCATCGCCGACGCCGTGAAGCAGCGGTGCAGCGAGGCCGACATCCAGTTCCTCGTCATCGACTCGGCCATCCTCGCGTGCGACGGCAAGCCCGAGGACAGCATCGTCGCCAAGGACTTCCACGCCGCCCTGCGCCGCATCGGGCGCGGCTCCCAACTGATCGCCCACACCCGCGCCGAAGACCCCGGCAACGCCCGCGAGCCGCAGCAGCAGCGCCCCTTCGGCTCCGTCGTCTGGCACAACAGCGCCCGCGCCACATGGTTCGTCAAACGCGTGAACGCCGAGACGGACCTCGCCCACATCAACAACGGGATCTACAACCCGAAGGCCAGCTTCCGGGGCACCACGCCGCCCTACGGCCTCGCGCTCGACCTGACCGAACGGGGCGACGGCACCCTCGACAACATCACCGTGCGCCGCACCAACCTCGCCGACGAGCCGGAACTGGCCGCGACGCTGCCCATCCCGGCCCGTATCTACGCCGCCCTCGCCTCCGGCAAGATGACGCAGGCCGAACTGGTCGAGCAGACGGGCGCGAAAGCGTCGTCCGTCAAGGCGAACCTCCACCGCTACAAGGGCACCAAGTTCACCCTCATCACCAGCGACCGGGACGGGGTCCACCGCTGGGGGCGGCTGGAGGGTCGCCACGATGACGAGTAAGACCCCGTCACAGTGTGACCGTCACACTGTGACCAAACCGTTCTGTCACACCCACCCTCCCTCCCTTTAGGGAGGGTGTGACGGTCGTCGCAGTCACGTCACACCCACTGGAGCATCGCATGACCACCGACCGCCCCGCGCTCGTCCCGTATCCGCTCAACGCCGTGTTGGCGTTCCTCACGAAAGGCACCCCGCTGCCCGATGTCGCGCCGCCCATCACGATCCTCACGATCTCCGAGGGCCAATGGACGACCGTCCATCGCGTCGGCTACGAGGAGTTCGGGACCATCCTGCTGGAACTGGACGACAACGAGCAGCCCCTGCGGGCCTACCGCAAGCCGGAGCCACGGGCGTGAGCTTCAAGCGCGGGGAACCCGTCCACCTCTGGTGGCGCAAGCAGGTCGTCGCCAGTCGCGTGCTGGAGGTTCGCAGACGCCTGCTCGTCGTCGCAGGACCGGAGGGGCCACTCACCGTGCCTCGTCAACGCGTCTGGCGTCCCTCGGAGCGCCCAGAGCTTCACCCCGGAAAACCGGGGCCGCGCCCGCGATGCGACAATCGAGCTTCCCCTCCGGGGGGAACGGGGGGGTTCCGAGGGGGCTGTCGGTTCTCCGACACCCACCTTCGCTCGAAAAGCGAAGCGCCTCCGTGGTGAAGAGATCTCAGGGGGGGCCGCTACTACCCCCGTCTGGACGCGGTCGCGTTCAACGTGGGGCAACCTAGCGGTCTACAGCCCCATGTCCGGTTGTGGGATTATCAACAACTTACGGGTGGTGAGAATCTTTTCACAGTGTGCCATTCTGAGACACGCGTGGCACACTTCATGTTAGGTGCTGGAAGTTGTTGCAAACGCGCCACTTCGCGGTAAGGGTCAAGTGCCCTAACGTCCAAATATGCGAAAAGCCCAATGTTTCGTGCCCGGTCGCCCGGTGCCCCAAGGGTCGATGCGGTCGCTCGGGAAGGGGCGCATGACGCACAACAGCGTCCATCTCAAGGCGTGGCGCACCGCCGTCGGCTGGGCCATGCGGGCCGCGCTGGGCACCGAGCCGCCGACCGAGGGCGAGGTCTGGATGAAGCTCCACTTCGTCGTCCAGCCCCGGCGGCAGGGCGACGCGCCCGACCTCGACAAGCTGGTGCGGGCGGTGCTCGACGCCCTAACGGGCATCGCCTATCTGGACGATAAGCAGGTCGTCGCCATCAACGCCCGGCGCACGCTGCTCGGGCCTGACGCGCTCGCCAGCGACCGCGAGGGCGTCACCATCGAACTGGAGCCGCGATGAGCAGCACCGAGCCGTTCGACCTCGTCAGCCACCCCGACGCGCACTCCAACCTGCTGCGCGAGCGGCTGCTGCAGTTGTCGCTGGCCTCGGCGCTGGCGCTGCCCGGCGAGCGGTGCGTGGTCAGCGCCCGCGACCTGCACGACGTGACGACGCAGGCGCTGGACCTGACGCAGGAACTGCTGATGCTGCGGCGCTGCCTGATCGTGTTCATGCGCGCGTCGCACGTCGAGGCGCTCGCGCTGCCGTTCGCCGAGACGGTGCTGGCCTCGACGGTGCCGCTGCGCGTGAAGCACGACCCGCACGCGCTGCCCGACCTGCTGCAGTTGCTGCTCGACGGCGAGGGCTTCGTGACGGTCAGCAGCAGCGCCTACGCGTCGCCTCCGGCGCTGTTCGACAGCGAGGGCCAGAGCGAGGCCGCGCGGCTCAGGGCGGCGCTCATCGAGGCGCGGCAGGCCATCGTCAACGCGGGCGGCAGCGACACGGTGCTGGCGCTCATCGACGTGAGCTTGCGGTAGGATACCCAGCCATGCCGCACCGCCTGCTGCTCGCGCTGCCCCTGCTCGGTCTGCTGGCGGGGTGCTCGACGCTCTGCGGCTGCTCCGAGGACAAGAGCGTCTCCGTCATCGCGCCCGACCCGCCTGCGCCGCCGCCAGCGGTCCACGTCATCGACTTCCACGTCACGGGGACGGACCCCGGCACGGTGGAGATCACGCTCACGTCGAGCACCGAGGGGACGAGCACGATCCGCACGAACCTGCCGTGGTTCTCGACGCTGAAGACCACGCGCACGTCGAGCTTCCTCTCGCTGTCGGCGAAGGACCGCGACTTCTTCAGCGGCACCATCACGGTGCAGATCTTCGTGGACGGGCAACTGTTCCGCGAGGCGAGCGTGACGGGGTTCAACCCGGTCGCAGCCATCGACGGCACATGGACGAACTGATCCGCGTGCGGCTCATCGGCTACCTCGGTCGCCCGGCGTTCATGGTGCGGCAGCAGCCTCGGCGCATCGGGCGGGCGGGGCTGCGTCCGTCGGTGACGCAGGACGAACTGGTGTCGCTGCACGCGTGGTTCCGCATCCCGCGCCGCGAGATCGACGCGGTGGTGGTGGCGCGGCAGGCCGCAGACCGGGCACGCGGGGCGGTGAACAAGGCGGTGGCGGCGCACGCGCACGGCGGGCTGTCGCCGTTCGACGCGGAGTGGCAGGGCGCAGCCGCCGAGTGTGCGGCGAGCCGGTGGCTGGGTCAGCCGGTGCGGACGCACGCGCCCGACCTCGGCTGGGACTTCCTGCACGACGGCAGGACGCTCGACGTGAAGGGCACGGCGCATCGAGACGGGGTGCTCTACTTCCCGTCGCTGGCCGCGTTCAAGGCCGACGAGGCTGCGCTGGGGGTGATCGCGTGAAGCCTGCGATGCCCGACATGGCCGACACGGTCTTCTGCGCCCTCGCGCATCTGCCCGACCTCGGCGCGGCGTTCGCGCTCAACGGCGAGGGCGAGGCGCTGCTACGGCTGTCGCTGGACCCGGCGAGTGTGGCCGGGCTGACCGACGTGCTGCAGGCGCTGCGGAACCGCACGTTCTACGTCGCGCTGGTCGCGACACCGAAAGGGGCACGCCATGCCCGTGAAGACGAAGGCACCGGATCGGTTTCCGAATCGGAACCGCAAGCCGAGGAAACCCCGGAAGCCGAGGGGCCGCGCCCTCGCCGCCGCCGCCGAGTACCTGCTGACAAACCCGACCGCCGCACTCATTGACAAGCACACCGGCAAGCCGGATGGCGAGCGGATCATCGAGGCGCTGAGTGTGCTCGCGACGGGGACGGGCGAGCAGGTCGCGAAGTTCTTCGGCGGCTACTACCGGCTGCGGGCGCGGGACCGGCAGGCGGCGCTCAACGTGCTGGAGCAGCGGCGCTTCGGGCGGGTGCCGCAGATCGATGAGGTGCCGAGCGAGCACCGGCCCACGACCATCGTGAACGTGTTCACGACGAGCGAGGAGTTTGCGTTCGTCACCGCGCAGCAGCCGAAGCTGGTTGGCTCGACGCGCGCGTTGCCCACTGGAGAGCCTGATGACCGAGACGGCTGACACCGCCGACCACGACCCGACGATCCTCGCGGCGCGGACGCTGATCGGGCGGCTGCGGGCGAGCACCTACGAGGCGGGCGTGCCGCCGCCGGAGACGCCGCCGCCGTGGTGGAAGTTCGACGCCGAGGACGACGCCGCGCTGCGGCTGGTGCTCGACTTCACGCTGACGGAGAACACGCGCACGGTGCTGCGGCGCAACGAACGCTACGCCCAGTTGCTGCACTGCGCGATGCTGCGGCTCTGCGACCACGGCGAGACGGCGAACAGCAGCACGCTGGTGCGCGAGATCCGCGACCTGCTGGGAGGGGCGTGATGAACTACAAGGACGCGTTCCAAGGGCTGGACGACATCCCGCTCCACGACCCGCTGTTCGTGACGTGGGAACTGCTGCACTACAACTACCTGCAGGCCGAGTATGAGGGCGACCGCGAGGGCGCGGACGCCGCCGAGCGCGAGCGCGACGCGTGGATGTGCGAGGTGCTGACGCGCTGGTGGCATCTGCCGCCGCCGCGCTGGACGGGGGTCGTGCATTGAGGAACGCGTGGGAGCGCGTGGCGTGGTGGTTCTGGTTCCTGCTCGACGTGACGGCGTGTCTGTTCACCTCGGCCATCGCTGGCGGCATCTTCGGGGTTCACGCCTACGTCGAAGACGTGCGCTACGCGTGGCGGCGTCCCGTGCGCCAGTGGCGACGCGTGCGATGAGGGATGCGGGCTGGCTGATCGTGTTCTTCGCGACGGTCGCGCTGGTGGCGTGGCTGGTCGAGAAGGCGCTCGACCGCTGGTGGTCGTGATGCCCGAGGTCAAAGACTTCTGGAACCCGGTGCAGAGCGCGTTCCTGCTCGCCGATGCCGAGCGGTGGCCCTACGTGGACTTGGAGGGAGCCGTCCGCGCCGGGAAGACGACGCCGCTGGTGGCGAAGAGCGCGGCCTACTGCGTGGACTACCACGGCATCCACGGCGCGCTCTGCCGGTGGACGCAGGACGCGCTCGACGCGCAACTGAAGCCGCGCTGGCGTGACTGGTGCGCGACGCACGGCATCCGGCTGCAGTGGCACGGCGACGAGGAGTACGACGAGATCCTCGGGACCGGGTCGCGGGTCTACCTGCGGGCGCTGAAGAGCGCCGAGGAGACGAGCCGCTACGGCAAGCTGGCGGGCCTGACGCTGGCGTTTCTCGGCATCGACCAGCCCGAGGAGGTGCCCGAGGACGTGTATCGGCACTACGTGCCCGCGCGGCTGTCGCAGCCGGGCTACCCGCATCAGGTGCTGCTCACGCCGAACCCGCCGGGGCTGACGCACTGGATCGCGCAGGACTTCCCCGAGCGCAACGGCAAGGCGGGCTACCTCTACCTGCGGACCAGCGTCTACGACAACCGGCACAACCTCGGCGACGACTACATCGCGAAGCTGGAGGAGGCGTATCCCGAGGGGCACGCGCTGCGGCGGCGCTTCATCGAGGGCAAGCGCGGCCTGAGCATCGTGGGCAAGCCGGTGTATGCGGGCTGCTTCAACGCGCGGATCCACGCGCAGCGGCTGCGCCTGAACGGCAACGTGCCGCTGCTGGAGGGGTGGGACTTCGGGCACTCGCACCCGGCGGTGGTGTGGGCGCAGATCCTGCCGTGGGGCGAACTGCGGGTGCTCGGCGGCATCCTCGGCACGGACCAGTTCATCGAGGACTTCGCGCCGATGGCGGTGGCGCAGCGGGCGCTCTGGTTCGGCGGGACGCCGGATGTCGATGGCGAGCGGAAGCTGCCGTGCGAGGTGTGGAGCACGGGCGACCCGGCGGGCGACCAGAACAATTCGCAGGGCACCCGGGTCAGCGCCGCCGACGTGCTGCGCGAGTATGGCGTGATGCTCTACACCATCGGCGGGGCGAACCATCCCGACGCGCGGGACCGCTGCATCCAGCACCTCGCGGGCTACATGAAGCGGCTGACGCGGCAGGGCGCGGCGTTCACGGTGGACCCCGACCGCTGGCTCGTCGTCGCGCCGGAGGGCGTCATCGAGAGCACGCACTTCATCGACGCGCTGGAGGCGGGCTACATCTGGGACGCGCGGAAGATCGCGCACTCGGTGTCGCCGAACACGCGCCGCGCGTTCAAGGACGGGTTCTACGACCACGCGATGAACGCGGTCGAGTACATCGTGCTGGCCTACGGCCCGGCGCAGCCGACGAAGGTGGACGCCGACAAGGAGCAGCAGCGGGCGCAGCGGCAGATGCAGCAGGACCGCGACCCGGCGGATGTGAAAGTGGCGCACCGTGTGGGTGGGCGCTGGGGCGGGTCGAATAGTCGCCGCCGCTGAGTCGTGCTATCGTGAGCGCCGCCTGCGAGGTCATCATCATGGCGAAGAGTTCCGCCCCGTCGAAGAGCGCCGCGAAGCGTGAAGCCGCTGAAGAGCGGGCCGAGCCGAAGGGCAAGCAGAGCAAGGCCGAAGAGAAGGCCGAACGCAAGTAACTCGTCCCTCAAACTGGAGCACCGAACCCATGCGATCAGTCGTTGCGCTCATCACGTTCCTCGGCGAGGCACCGTATCCCGACAACACGCTGCCCTCGCCACAGCCGAAACCGCCGTGGGCGGGCGGGCCGGGGGGACCGGGCACTCAGCCGCCCGTGTATCCGTCGCACCCGATCTATCGGCCCCCGTACCCGTCGCAGGGGTTGCCGCCGTTCCCCGACAACAGCCTGCCGGGTCAGCCGCCGTATCCGTCGCAGGGCTTGCCGCCGTTCCCGTCGCACCCCATCGTGCTGCCGCCCGGCATCCCGCAGCCGCCGCTGGGCATCTGGGGACCGGGGTTCCCGTATCCCGACAACACGCTGCCGACGCCGCCCGCGCAGCCCGGCCACCCAGTGAACCTGCCGTCGCAGAATCCAGACGGTGGCTGGGTCTACGCGTTCGTGCCCGGCGTGGGCTGGGTCTGGGCCTACAAGCCCAGCGACGCGCGGCCTGACAACACGCTGCCGACGCCGCCGGTCGAGGGCGAGACGCCCGAGATCAATCCGCTCTGACGGCGATGCGCGTCTACCACGTCGTTCTCAGCGACGGCAAAGAGCGCGATGTCACCGCGCACGAAGTGCTCGTCCATAACGGGTCGCTCGTCTTCAGGAATGAGGCGGGCGACGACATCCTGATTTACGCCGACACCGCGTGGTTCGCGGTCGAGGTGAGCCGTCTCGATGACAAGTAGGAGGCTTCCCACGGCGTCGTGCGCCCCGTCAACCGGCGCGACCTGACGGCTCCGATCACTGCGCCCATGTCGGACAACCAGACGTGGGCGCAGTGCCGTCGCTGCGGGCACGGCTACCGGGTGGCGGCGGTGCCCGGCGTGCTGCACGTCTCGGTCGGCGACTGTTACCCGCTGCCACAACGTCAAGGAGCGACCCATGCAAACATCCGGCACGTTCCCCGCGCTCAACCAGCCGCGCAAGCCCTCGCGCAAGCCCAAGGTCAGCAAGCCGTCGAAGAAGTAAGCCCGTGCCTGCCCCGCCGCCCACCGTCTACCCGCGTCCGAACCGCCGCAAGCTGACGCCGCCCACGCTGGGCAAGTCGCCGTTCGACGTAAAGCTCACCGCCGAGCAGAAGACCGAACTGGTGCAGATGCTCGCCGAGGAGATCGACCGGGCGCTTGCCGCGCGGGGGCCGATCATCAACCCCGGCGGCGACCTCGACTACTGGCACTGGCTCTACAAGCAGGGCAAGCGGAACGTGAAAGACCTGCCGTTCCCCGGTGCCGCCGACCTCTCGACGTGGATCATCGCGGAGAAGGTCGATGCGATGCGGGCGCGGTTCTGCAAGACGATCTTTGTCGAGCCGGTGTGGGTCGTGGACGGGTGGGGCGCAGCCGCGCCGCGCGCGTCGCTGGTCGAAGAGTTCCACCAGTGGAAGCAGGAAGAGGAGCGGCTGCAGGGCTGGTTGCAGCGCACGCTGCAGTTGGCGCTGATCGAGGGCACGGGCGTGCTGGAGTGCTCCGAGAAGGCCGACATGATCAAGCGCCGGAAGGTGCGGCAACTGCTGCCCGAGACGACGCCGGGGGCGCAGGACGGCGACCCCGACCTGATCGTGGCCGATGACCGGGGCGTCGTCGCGCCCCCGCGCGACGCGCAGGGCGCGGTGATGGACGCGGAGAACCCCGACGAGACGGGCGCGGTCACTGCGCCCGTGGACGAGTTCGTGCCGGTGCGGCGCGGCCCGAGCTACCGCAACGTGTCGCTGCGCGACTTCCTGATCCTCCCGGCGCACGCGCAGGACGACAGCGAGGTGTGGTGCTACGCCAAGCGGTTCTGGCGGCGGCTGAAGGAACTGAAGAGCCGCGCGAAGAGCGGCCTCTACGACAAGGACGCCGTCGAGGGGCTGAGTGCCACCAGCGATCGTACGCGCAGCGAACTGCCGCAGAGCGTGCAGGCCGCAGGCATCGACGTGGCCGCGCAGTCGAGTGAGACGACCATCGAAAAGGAACTGTGGGAACTGCACGTCCTGCTCGACCTCGACAACGACGGCAGCGAGGAGTGGTACATCATCACGCTCTCCGCGATCCACCGGCAGATCCTGCGCGTGCAACTGGACGACATGGGGATGCCGCGCTACCTGCTGTTCCGTCCCGCGCCCAACCCGCTCAACGTCTACGGCGACAGCCACGTCGATAAGCTCGCGAGTATCGGCGAAGAGCACATGGGCACGCGCAACGCCATCGCCGACCGCAGCAACCTCGTCAACAACGCGCCGATCAAGCGCCTGCGGAACAGCGGCTGGGACATGGACGAGGAGCCGTGGGGCGTCGGCGCGGTCATCACCGTGCAGGATATGCAGGACGTGCAGCCGGTGACGCTGCCCGACGTGCCCGGCTCGATGGCGGGGCGCGAGCAGGCGGTGATCGACGCCGCCGAGCGGCTGTCGGGGCTGAACGACGTGACGCTCGGCAGCGCGCCGCAAGAGTCGCGCACGCTCGGCGAAGTGCAGATGGTCACCGAGCAGAGCTTCGTCCGCATCGAAGAGCAGGTCCGCAACCTGCAGGAGACGATGGAGGACTTGTTCAAGATCCGCCACGAACTGTGGCGGCGTGCCGCCGACGAAGCGCCGCTGGAACCGAGCGAGCGGTTCATGCAGCAGTTGCAGTTCCGCTCCATCGACATGGCCGAGGGCGGCATCGACGGGCAGGCGCTCGCGGGGACGTTCCACGGCAAGCCGCACGGCAGCGTCGAGAGCGCGGACAAGTCGAAGCAGCGGTCCAACTACAACGGGTTCATGCAGGTCATGGGCGGGTTCGCGCAGATGAACCCGACGCTGCAGCAGGTCTTCGCCAGCCCCGACGTGATCATCCCGCTGTTTGAGCAGGCGCTCTCGCTCTACGACTCGCCGAACAAGGGGCAGATGATGCGCTCGCTGCGGCAGTGGCAAGTGCAGACCGAGCAGCAGGCGCAGATGGCCGCGCAGCAGCCGCCACCGGGACCGCCCGGTGCCCAGCCCGGCGCTCCACCGCCTCCCGGCGGGCCTCCAGCGGGCGCTGGGGCACCCCCACCGCCGGGAGGGCCGGGTGCCCCGCCACCGGGACCGCCGCCGCAAGGCGGGCCTCCTGCGCCGCCGCAGGGGCCACCGCCGGGTGGACCGCCGCCGCCGATGATGGGCGGGATGCCGCCGCCGCCCCCGGACCAGCCCGACGTGGTGCCGGGGATGGGGCAGATGCCGCAAGTGCCGCCTGACCTGCTGGCGCAGATGTCGCTGGCGATGTCCGCGCCGGGCGGGGTGCAGTAGTGCCGCGTCGCCGCCTGCCCGTCGTGGCCGACCCTGATGCGGTGCTGCAGCGGGCCAACGATCTGGAGGCGCTGCTCGTCTCGCCGGGCTGGGCGTGGCTCTGTGTCGAGGCGAACAAGCTCTACGGCCAGCGCACGTTCGTGGAGCAAGTCGAGCAGGTCGTGCGCGTGGGCGGGACCAGCGAGGCCATCGCGGCCCGCACGATCTCGCTGACCGCCGCGCGGATGGCCGCAGGGGCGCTCATCAACCTTCCGGGTGAGACGCTCGCGGACCTGAAGCGCAAGCTCGCGACGCAGCAGGGCGATGCGCCGTCGCCCGGCCTCGGAGCCAACGTCGAGGTGTCCCGTGGGGATGCAGACGCGCACTGACCTCATCCCGAGCGTGTCGATGCCGCTGACGCTGCGGCCCGACCTCGTCCTGCTCGCGCTGCCGCCCCGCCACGCGGAGAGCTTCCGGGGCGGGCTGATCATGTTGCACACCGAGGGCCGCGACCGGCGCGGGCTGGTGCTGAAAACCGGAGACGCGGTGACCGCCGTGCAGTTCTTCGACCACGTCATCTTCGACAGCTTCGCCGCTGAAGAGGTGACGGTGGACGAGTGGCCGTGCGTGCTGGTGCCGGAGGCGGCGCTCGACGCCGTCGTGGAGAGTGACTGATGGCCGACGTAGTCCTTGAAGACGCCGCAGGCGGGATGCCGCCCGCGACCGCACAGACCCTGCCGCAAGCCCCGCAGCCGCCAGTCGAGCCGCCGCCGCCTGACCTGACGCAGCCGCTGGCCGACCCCGACGACGCCGAGGAGCCGCCTGCGCCCGGCGACGACGACCTGCCCGAGGGCGAAGAGCCGCAACCGCAGGGCCGACGCAGCGTCGTCGGCGATCTGGTGCGCGAGCGCGAGCGGCGGCAGACCGTCGAGAACAACCTGCAGCAGTCGCAGGAACTGCTGCGGCAGGTCATGTCGCTGCCCGGCGGGATGGAACTGCTGCAGGCCGCGACGACCGGCCAGCCGCTGCCGCGCCGTCCCGGCGAGATGAGCGCCGACGATCAGGCGCTGGTGCAGGAAGCGACCGAGGTCGCGCAGGATCTGGGCCTCTACGACGCGCAGGGCCAGCCCGACCTGAAGACCGCCGCGCGGATCGTCATCCGCGACCGCAAGCGCACCGAGACGATGCTGCGGCAGGCGCTCGGGCCGCTGCAGCAGCAGACGCTGTCGCTGGCCGCGCAGCCGGTGATCAACCGCGTGCTCGGCGTCGCGGAGCAGTTCGGCATCGACAAGAACCTCGTCTGGCAGGGGCTGCAGGCGACGCCGCCCGAGCACCTCAACAACCCGGAAGTGCAGCAGGCGGTGCTGATGATGGCGCTCGGCACGCAGACGATGTTGCAGTCGAACCAGTCGCGGGCCACCGGCACGGGCGGGCAGCAGCCGCGCGGGATGCCGCTGCAGCGCATGGGCGCACGGCCCCCGATCTTCACCGAAGCGCCCGGCGGCAGGCCGAGGGCGTCGGCGCAACTGGACGACGTGTTCCGCGAGCGGCTGCGCTCGACGGGCATGAAGGACGAAACGATCAACGCGTCGCTGGCGAACTTCGTGCCCGGCGCACCGAACCGCTTGGAGTAGCCCATGTCCCGAGTGAAGTCGCGGCTGGAGATCGAAACCGAGAAGCTGCAGCGCGGCGTGAAGCAGCGCCTGAAGGAAACCGTCGCGTCGCAGCGCAAGGTCGCCGACGACGATCTGGTCGAGGCGTTCAAGGACTTCGCGAACATCGAGGTCGCCGGGCGGCGGTTGACGGATCCGAACCTGCCCAACGCGCTGCCGATCCGCCTGAAGGACGAGCCGGAGGAGCACGAAGACCCGCGTGGCATCCGGCGCAAGTGGTACCTGCGCTGGATCAACCTCGCGATGCCGAACCGGCACCACATCGCGCAGCAGTCGCTCGGCTACGCGCCCGTGCGCTGGGACGAACTGCAGACCGCCGACGTGATCAGCAACCCGTCGAAGACCGACGAGTTCGTGCGCCGGAGCGAGGGCGGCAAGGAAGCCCTGATGAAGATGCCGATGGCGCTCTACCGGCGCATCAAGGCGAAGCAGCATGAGCGGCACGCGCGGACGATGACGGGCCGTGCGTTGAAAGAGTCGGCCATCGCCGCCGCTGTCGCGCGGGGGTTGTCCCCGGAGGACACCGAGGCCGTCGGAGAGGTGGTCGGCTCGATCAAGGTCGGGCGCGACCGGCTCGTCTCGCCCGACGCGAACCCGCTCGATGCGGCGGCAAACGAAGACCCCCAGCCCTAGGAGACGCCATGTCGATCATCGGCCTGCTCGTTGCGCTGCTGCTGTTCTGCCTGCTCGTCTGGGCCTCGCAGGCGCTGCTGACCGCCTTCGGCATCGCCGACCCGCTCCGCACTGTGATCTGGGTCGTCGTCGTGATCCTCGGCGTGCTGATCATCCTCGGGTATCTCGGCGCGCCGCTCCCGACCTACGGACACCTCCGGCCTTGACAGTCGAGGCCACGCAGCCGTAACCTCATCGCCGACCGGCAGGGGCAGACGGCTCTCGCGCCAAGGGACTTACTCCAGTGGGTTCCGACCGCGCAGGGCACTCTCGCCCCTGCTAGTTTTCGCCTCCCCGATGTCACGCGCGTCGGGGCACACGGTGTGACCTGCAGTGCGTGCTGCTGCTCGCTGGCCCGGTTGGCCGCTGGCGACTGCGTCGAGGCCAACCCGCAACCCCGAAGACATTCGTCTGCGCTCCCCGCGCGGACTCTCAGGGCGAGGGTTTTCTCATGGTGACTTTCACGGTCGGAGCCGGTGACGGCTTCCGCGAACTGCGTCAGACGCGGATCATGTATTTCCTTGAAGGGGCGGCGCAGACCTTCAAGACGGGCGCGGTGGTGATCCTCACCGCCGGGAAGGCCGTGAAGGGCGCAACCGCTGCGGTCGCGACCATCCTCGGCATCGCCGCCGAAGCGGCCAGCGGCGTCACCGACCGGAAGATCGGCGTGCTCGTCGCCGACGAGAACAGCGAGTTCCAAGGCCGCGTGCAGGACACGGGCGTGCTCGCGCTGGCGCTGGTCGGCGGGCAGTTCGGCCTCGTCCTCGACGCCGTGGGCGGCAAGGACATCTTCCGCGTGAACATCGCGGACACGACCAACAAGGCCGTCGTCATCACCGAACTGATCGACGCGGTCGGCGACGTGAACGGGCGGGTCGCGTTCAAGTTCCTCAACGCGGTGCGGACGCCGCAGCAGTCGTAGTCGCGCTCATCAGTCCCACTAGGAGCCAGCCATGCAAGTACGTGGAACTTTTGCGGCGCTGTACGACAACGTCGATAAGACGGTGTACGCGCTGCTCGGCAAGCAGTTGAAGGAGCTTCCCCCGATCTGGACCGACATCTACTCGCGCAAGAGTTCCTCGCGCAAGTTTGAGCGGTTCCAGACGGTCACGCCGTTCGGCGACGTGCCCGAGAAGCCCGAGGGCAGCGTCTACGCCTTCGACCTGATCCGTCCCGGCTACAGCAAGGACGTGACCCCGGTCGAGTTCGGCCTCGGCTTTGAGGTCACCGAGACGGCGATGGAAGACGACCAGTTCGACGTGCTGCAGCGGCAGGCGTCGTGGCTGGCGTTCAGCGCCCGCGTCGTGCAGGAGAAGTACGCGGCGATCCCGTTCAACCTCGGCTTCTCGACGCAGCTTGCGCCCGACGGCGTCTCGCTGTTCAATACCGCCCATGTGCTCGCGGGCGGCGGCACGGCCCGCAACCGCCCGGCGACCGATGCCGACCTGAGCTACGACTCGCTCAATCAGGCGATCATCGACGTGCAGACGGACACGAAGCTGGAGAGCGGGCAGTTGGTCGCGCCCGTGATGAACTGGATCCTCTACGTGCCGCCCCAGTTGGAAATGCTCGCTGACCGCCTGCTGAACAGCACGCTGCTGCCCGGCTCGGTGGACAACGACGTGAACCCGATCAAGCGGCGTCGGAACATCCGCATCCTCACCAACCCCTACCTCACCGACGCCGACGCGTGGTACCTCGTCGCCGACGCGAAGGAAACGCACGGCCTCGTCTGCGTGGACCGCGTTGGCATCACCGCCGCGCCC